CAATTAACATTTTCGGGATCATCTACCTTTCAGGATAATATAACAATAACTAATGGATTAACAGGATCAACGGGTAATTTTTCAAGTAATTTATATGTTACCGGATCACTAATTACAAATAGTTATATAAGCTCTTCATCATATGTTAGTGGATCTACTATATATGGTGATGATATTAAAAAAGATGGTAAAACTGTATCGAGGTGATTAGGAACACAAACTACTGATACACATCCGGCATCACCATACGAGGGGGATTTTTATTTTAATGGTGGGACGAATACTATAACTGAAGGTGTTTATTGTTATGCGGATTCTTCATGAAGAAAACTAACATAAAATATTGGATATTATTACTACAAATTTTAATAATGAAGATTATATATTTGGTAGAAACACTTATAGTAAATATTTATATAAGTTTATTAATTCATTAAATATAAATAAAAATTATGTTATAAGTGATGGAAAATTTATTAAAGATTATACATATGATAAAATATTTATAACTCTACATTCTACTTCGACATTATTATTTGATGGAAGAACCCGAGTTGATTGAAGACCGAATACTCATTTCATAACTCATTATAAATCAATGGTTGATATATTGAAAGAATATGATAAAATAGCTTATTATACAAAAATGGGTATAGATTTGGATATAATACCTGAAGGGGAAACACCAAAAAATGGAAAATGAATTTGATATGGGAATATATATGAAAATAAAATCGATAATTTTAATTTACTTAAAAAATATTTAAACTTTGATTATATATCTAAAAATAAATTTAATGGTAAAGGTAAAAAATTATCTCATAGTGAATGTTTAAATATTGTTTCTCAATATTCTTATGGTATGGGTGTTGGAATATGTGCTCTTGAAATGTGTGCAATGAATATTCCAGTATTAGTAGTGGGAAAAAATATTGGTGGGGTATTATATAATAATGAACATTACAATTTTCATATAACATCTAATACAAATTCGGATATTTCGAATTCTTTGGGATTAAAAAACGATATAGAAAAAATAAGGAGTAATAAACAAGAAATAGAAAAAAATAAATTGACTTTTGATAAAAATGAATGATTAGATATTTTTTGTCAATAAAAATATATTTTTCTTATATGTAATAGTATAAACACGGGTGCTTACCTATTTCGGACTAATGGGAATGGACTTCAAATCCATGTGCAGATAGGCGGTGTCCAAAGCCGTTGTGCTATTCGGGTTCGAATCCTGACACCCGTGCCATTTTTATTTCGAATTTATATGACTCAATTAAAAACCACAAACGAATTATTAACTATTAATTTTGATTATACACCGAACGGTAGAATTCAATATGATATGAAAAATCATGTAGATAATAATTATACAATAGGCGATATAACTTTTGACATAACAGAATCGGATAGAATAGATATTGTTATGGAACATTTACGAAAAGAATTAGAAAAATTATCTAAAAAATCAAAACCTTTTAACGTTAAACACAAATAATAAACATAAGCATATGCAAACAACACTAAAATACGGAGAAATCCAACGATCAGTCATCTTTTTGAATAACCTTCTACAAAAAGATAAAAACAAAGATGAAACGGGCGTGGATTTAACGAATAAATTTTCATTGAAATTGTTTCGTATTCATTCCACTCTTGAAGAAGAAATGGCGGTTTTCAATAAACGATTGGAAGAAGTCAAAATGGAATATATTGAAAAAGATGAAGACGGCAATCCGGTTACCGAAACCAATGATGACGGACAAGATATGTATAAAGTAACGGATCAAAAAGAGTTACAAAATGCTCTTAATGAACTATATGCAGAGGATTGTGAAATTCATATTTCAATGTCATTGGATCCGGATGAATTGGATAATCAAGAATTAGGATTAGAAGATTATTCAGATTTTCAATTCCTTAACCCATTCATTCAGTAAAATTAATTACTCATTTGATTTATGTGGCGATGTACTTTTAAGTGTATCGCCATTTTTATTTTTTCTATATAATTAAAAACAACACATACATTTACTATGGCAGATAAATCTACACAAAAAATAATTGATAAGTATAAAAAGAAGTGGAGAATAAAGGATACCACTGATATCGCACTTTCTTCAGTTAAAAAAGTAAAAAGGGAAGTGGGAGAAATATGGAAGGCAGATGATAAATGGCATATACAAAAAAAGGGATATATAGAAAAAAGATCTTCACATCCAAAAATAGATATTGGAGATTCAAAACTGTATATGAAGTGTATTAAATGTAATAAAAAAGTTTTGAATAATAGACGAAGAAGTACTGAAATTGAATTATTGAAAACTACGGGTAAATGTTTAAAATGTAATGCTGATGCTGAAGTTGATGAATTGATTGAAACCGGAACTGTTGGATTGAAGCCATGGACAAAAAGAGCCGTATATAAAGATTCTATGGGAAATATTATGATTGATGAAGAAGAAATCAGAAAAGAATATGGTGAAGAAGAGTATCAAAGGATAAAAGGACGTCATACAAAATATTTACAAGAACTACAAGAAAAAGAAAACAATAAATCAAATGAATAAATTACGCAATCTTAGAGTATATAATAAACTTCAACGTGTTTTTAATACGGCAAGACTCATTAATGAGGATATTGAAGCCGAAAAATGCCCCTTTACGGCTAAAGATGCTCCACCTAAAAAAGATCAATACGGAGATAAAAGAGCTGTTGTTGCAAATTTAGCTAAGGTTACGAAAAGAACAAATCGTGAAAATTCATTTATTATTGAAGGTAGTTTAAAAATTACCAAAAAGGCTGAGGAAACATTTAAAGAAACAGAATTTTCTATTAAGGAAATCGTGGTTGATTTGACAAAGCTAAAAAATGAAATTGAACAATATAATTCTTCTAAAGCCAAAGATATAGAAGAATTGAAAAAAGTGATGCGATATTTCGTTACTTATAAGAATCAAACGGAAAAAGCGATTCAAGAAGCAGAACAAAAGAAACAACGAATAGAGCAAGAATTAGAAAAAGAGGGATATTTTTCAGAGTTAGATAGATTAGAAGATGATCATCAAGCTAAATTGGATGCATTAAGAGATAAATATGATGCCGAAGCATTAGAAGATGCTGAAATGGAAGTTGGTGATGAATTGGATAAACAACGTGAAGGAATGAAATCTATTCAGGAAAAGCACTTAGGTGAAATTAGAAAAATACGTCAATTCGTAAAAGAAACTGTTGATCTACCATTGGATATTCTACATAATGTTAAGATATATGCTATGGCGTTAGGAGCATTGACACAACTATCAAAGAATCCGGATAGAATGCAGATGTCAAAAGAAGGTATCGATAAGATTTTAAATACACCGGAACTTAAAAAGGAATTGGGTGAGTTTATCGAAACTATTGAATATCAAGATTCGGTAAATATTGTATCATCAAAATTACCACAATTGGGTACGTATTATTCAGAAATGAAGACGAAATATGAAACTGAAATGAAATCATTTGAACAGGCTAAAGATCAAGTTGATGAAGGAGTATTCAGTGATGTTATAAATCAATCCATGGATAAATTTGTTAAGCGTGGTAAAGCTTTTTTCAATAAAGCAAAATCAGTCTTATCAACATTTATTTCAAAAATAACTACTGATACTGATGCGATATATAATGAAGTGGAAAAAATGAAATTGGGGAATGCGGATTTCAAAACCCGTTTTTCTAAATTGGGAATTAAATTGAATGCTGATGTAAAAAAGGTTCAATTCGAAACATCAAAACAAACTGCGGATGAAGTCCAATAAACAAATATTGACAGAATCGATTAACCATTTATATAGATCCATATTAACAGAATCACGGGGGGAATATCATATTTTCTTTCGAAGACCATTAATAAAAAAGGGCGTTCGACAATTACGATCTATATGAAGAAATGGTGGTAAAAGTTCTGCCAAACAATGTAAAATGGGCGTACGTAAAAATAGAAAAGATATTTTATTTGTTATTACAGAATTATTAGAGGATGAACGATTCCATATGTATTTGCGTTCAAATAATTTAGATCGTGATTTAAATCGTGATGTATTAAAAGCTATTTATTTTTATGTAAAGGGTCATGGGGAAACTGTTGATGGTGATACTAAAGAATTGGATAGACAAGAACGATCAGTACTGTATAAATTAAATGATAATTATTTTCAATTGTTTGTGCAAACTGTATTGAAGTTTAGGAGGGATATTTTAAGGAATGAGAAAAAAGAGTAGAAAGAAAAAACTTAGTAAGGATGATCAACAAAAAGAATACGATAAATGTAAGAAAAACCCGATTTATTTTATAATAAATTATTGTGTCATTTCTCATCCGATAAAAGGAAATTTACCATTCAAATTATTTGATTACCAGAAAGAATTAGTAAAAAAGTTTTTTGATAAAGATTATCGTTTACATCAAATAGTAAAATCCAGACAGTTAGGAGTATCCACTTTATATTCGGCTTTAGTTCTATGGTTAATCCTTTTTTATAATTCTAAAACTGTAGCTGTAGTAGCTACTGATTTGGATACTGCAAAGGAATTATTAGAGAAGTCTGGTTTTATTTATGATAATTTGCCAACATTTTTGCGTGCTAATAAGCGATTAAGAAATAAGACTACTCTTTGGTTAAAGAATAATAGTCGTATCAAAGTATATGCTCACAATAAACGTCGTGGTGTACGTTCATTAGCCGCTTCTGTTATTGTAATGGATGAAGCTCACTTTATTGAGAATTGTGATTCTTTATGGTCAACAATTCAACCTTCAATTTCTACGGGTGGACAGGTAATAGCATTATCTTCTCCGGCAGAACCCGCTGGTTGGTTTTTTGATCAATATAAGAAGATTGAAAATGGTAAGTCCAATTTTAAATTAACGAAATTACCATGGTTTGTTCATCCCGATAGACAATTAAAAGATGGATCGCCAAATTGGGATTGGAGAAAACAACAAGACATTGAACTTGATCCCCGTGAAGCACGACAAGAATATGATGCTGAATTTGGTTATTCAAAAGAAACATACTTCAATCCAGATAATTTAGAATATATTGAGAAAAATTTTGTTAAAGATCCTATACGTAGAGAGTACAGGGATAGATTGTGGATTTGGGAAGATCCATTACCGGATCAACAATACATTATTGCAGTCGATTGTGCCGAAGGTGGTAATGATAATAACGTAGTTCAAGTATTAAAATATCCTCAATTGGAACAGGTAGCAGAATATGTAAGTGATGAATCTTATGAAGATTTTGGATTTGTTCCGGTTCCACTTGCGAAAAGATATAATAAGGGAGTATTAATCATTGAAAGGAATAGTGTGGGTACTTCAATTATTCAGCGGTCTAAAGATTTAAATTATCATAACATATTTATTTTCGGTACGGGTAAAGAAAAGAATTTGTTCGGTACAAAACGTAAAGAATTTGGTTGGAGAACAACAGCACGAACCAGACCATTTTTAATTAAAACGTTGGAACAATATACGGAAACTGGTGAACCAGCTATTGTTAGATCGAACCGTTTATTATTAGAATTTAAAACATTTATTTCAAAAAATGGCAAGGCACAAGCTAAAGATGGCGAACATGATGATGCAATTATGGCGTGGAGTATTGCATTAGCTTTATATCAAATTCGTGGTCATGATATAGTTAATAATGATTCTGAATCTCGAATTGATGATGTGATGGGAATGATGAGTTTGGCTACCGAGAGAGCATTAAAACGTTATGAAGACATGCAGGATGAAAATAAACAAGATGCCGATTTTGAGGATAAATTAGAAAGAGCATTAAATATGATTGTTCCCAAATCAATTCGAACGGCAGAGAAAAGGATGGGTATAGATAAATTACAAAAATTAGTAAATAGTTAATATGGCAACATTATCAAAAAATTTAAATAGACTTAGAAATTACTTTTCGGGGAAAACGGTTGTTATTCCGAAACCGGATGGTAAGTTAAAACTTAAAACTGTTGATCCCACAGAACGTGCCTATGATACGCTCTGGACAATGAAAAATAATCCTAAGTATAATGCTTTTATCAATAATTATGCTTCTCGTACACAAAATCGTATGTATTTGCAGTATGAATATGATTTAATGGAGCGTGATCCTATTATTTCTCGTGCATTGACATTAATATCGCAAGAAGCCTGTTTAACAGATCAAATGGGTGATATTATTCAAATCGAAACAGAGAATAATAATGTTAAAAAGACTCTTGAACATTTATTTTATGAAATAATGAATGTTCAAGCATTATTGCCGTCGTGGATTAGATTAATGTTGAAGTATGGCGATTGTTATTTATATTTAGATCTTCAAGAAGGTGTGGGTATTACTGATATTGTTCAATTAGGATCAGCCGATGTTGAGCGTCAAGAAAATCAAGAAACGGGGGAAACCGAATTTTCTATTAATACTTTTGGTGGAGATATTAAAGAAGAATATATTGCCCACTTTAGACATGCTATTAGTGTAGAATTTTTTCCTTATGGACAATGTTTAGCAGGAGACACAAGAGTAACTACAAACAATGGTTACAAAGAGATTAAAGATATAGAAAGGGGAGATATAGTACCTTCTTTTGATACAATAACCCAAACTAAAAAATATTCAAAAGTTCTTGATACTGTTTACTCAGGTGAAAAGGAAGTGTTTAAAATAGAAACATCACACAATTTTGTTGAAGCTTCCAAAGAACACAAAATATTGGTATATGATAATAATTATAATGAATTTAAATATAAAACGGTACCAAATTTAAAAATTGGTGATTTATTAATATTAGATCCTAAAAGTAAAAACTGTACTAATAAAAAAATAGATAAAACAAAACCATTAGAAAATAAAAATGGATATTGGAATACTATAGATAATATTCCAGATATAGATGATGAAGAATTTGCCGAATTTCTCGGATTTCTAAATTTTGATGAATTTTTATTGGAACCAATAAAAAATATAGAGTCGTGTGGTAATAAACCAACATATGATATTTTTGTAGAAAATAGTAATCACAATTTTTATGCCAATGGTATTGTTGTTCATAATTCCATGTTGGAAGCTGTAAGAAAATATTGGAAAATGCAGATGTTATTGGAAGATTTCATGATGGTGTATTATCTATTACGTTCTGTAAATCAGAGAGTATTTCGTGTAGATGTTGGAGCATTAGATCCTAATAAAGTACCGGATTTTATTGAAAAGTTTCGACAATTATATAAGAAAAAACCATTAGTGGATCAACAAACTGGTGATTATGATATTTATTATGATCCAATGAGTTATATCGAAGATATTATACTTCCAGTCCGTGAGGGTTATGATAATACTGAATTTGATGAAATACCTCCATCACCGGAGACAAACATCTTAGAGGGTATTGACGTATTACGTCAAAAAATTATGTCTGGTCTTGGTATCCCCAATTTCTTATTGAATTATGAAGAGCAAATTAATAGTCGATCAACTCTATCATCGGAAGATATCCGTTTTGCGAAATTGGTAGAAGGAATACAATCTATTATAGTTTCAGAATTAGAAAAGATTGCTATTACTCATTTAATTCTACAAGGATATGGTAAGAAAGATATTTTGGATGTTAAGTTATCTTTAACACCACCATCGAATTTACATCAGATGGAAAAATTTGAATTGATGGAACGACAAGTTGAAATCGCATCTCAGATGAAAGAAGCCGGATTCCATAGTAAAGAATTTATTTGGAGACAAATTTTCAATATGAGTGAGGATGAGATTGATGAAATGAAGCAGGAGATTCAACAAGACATGGTTGATGAACAAGTCAATGAGGAAACAGTTGCCAATATTGATTTAGAGCCACAGGGCGAAGGTATGGAAGATACAGAGGATGTGGAAGCTGATACAGAGGATGTGGAAGCTGATACTGGTGGTGGAGAAGGAAGTCAGGGCGGAATGCCAGAGGGCGAAAAAAGATCAGACCAAGATTCCCGTTCCGGTAGAGCCGAAGAATTACTATCGGATAGAGGATCAGGTGCACCGGAGAGAAGAATTAGTTCACCCGATGACTTGGACGTATAATTAAATAATTATAAAAATTGATATTTTATTATAATTAATTTTAGGTCAATTTCATACAAAAAAACGGATAATGAGTAAAATTAATCACTCCAAATATAAAAATACCTATTTGTTATACGAATTTCTTATTCGTCAAGCAACAGAAGAAGCTATTTCGAATATTAATTTGAAAGAGTCTAAGGCGTATTATTTAATTAAAAAATACTTTAAAAAGGGCGATTTATGTAAAGAATTGAATCTTTATGAAGCGTTGATGAATACTAATGTAAAGGATCCACGAACGGCTGATTATTTAGTTGAAGAAACTATTAAGCAATTTGGAAAACTTTCTAAACAGTCATTAAAATCGTCTAAGTATAATCTAATTAATGAAGCTAAAAAACATTATAATATAGATAAATTATTTTCTACTCCGGTTTCTGAATATAAAGAAGCCGCATCCGTGTATTTGTTTTTGGAACATGTTAGAAAAGATAATATAGTAGATAAAGTTAAATATAAAACCAGATTGGTTGAACATTTAACAAAAGACAAACGACCTAAAGAATTATCCGTGTCTCCTATATTTGAAAATTCATCCAAAGATGAAGTTAAATTGGCTTATCAACTCTTGGTTAAACGTTTCAATAAAATAATGGAAGGAAAGCTGAATGAAAATCAGCAATTATTTATTCGTGATTATGTATATAAAACAACACATGAATCCGAATGGATTTCGGAACATATTAATCGTATAGATGAAGGGTTGACCAAAAAAATGAAGTCAATGAATGTTACGAATGATCAGGATAATCAAGTATTAAAACTTAAAATTGAAGAAGCCAAGAAAAAAATTAATGAATTATCATCTAAAAAAATATTTGGTGATGATGATTATTATAAAATAATGAAATCCTACGAACTTATAGATATAATTTAATATGGCGTGTAATAAAGATAAAAAGAAAAAATCTGATGAAGCATCGATGACACATGGTGGCATGGGTTATGATTCCAAAAATTTCTTGGGTAAGTCTGATACATCAAAAATGAAAGATATTGGATATGAAGAAGAAAGTGAAGAAGAGATAAAACAAATGATGGAAAATGCATTACAATTTTCAAAAACAATAAGAAAGAATTTAAAATAATAAAGATATGTCTAAACATTTAATAGGTGAAGCGTATAAAGTCAAGTATGATCCCAATAAGATCTTACCATTGATCGAAGCCGATGAGCCAATTTTTCTTAATGCATTACTTCAGGCGAAAAGTAAAAAGAATGCTAATCAGAGAGTATATCCCGAATCAGTACTTGTTAGAGAAGATAAAAAATATCAAGAATTGATTGTACAGGGTAATGCTCTTGGAGAATTGGATCACCCACAACGTAATATTGTAGAGTACAAAACTGCATCACACCGGATTACAAAAACGTGGTGAGAAGGGGATGATTTGCGTGGTACGGTTGAAATATTATCGGGTAAACATTTTCCATGTGCTAACATTTTACGAGGGGCGTTAAAGCATAATATACCTATTGGATTTTCTTCTCGTGGTTTAGGTAGTGAACATCGCATTGATGATTCTACATATCAGATCGGGGAAGATTTTGAATTGATATGTTATGATGCCGTTGTTCAGCCATCGACGTTTGGTGCTTTTGGAAGATTAAATGAACATTCATCCAAAAAAGTATTACAAAGAAATAGAAAAATTAATAGAATAAGTTCAATAGTCGAAGAAATTCTAATATAATACAAATGCCAGAAATAAGAGATCCCAATCAGGAAAATAATTATAATAAGTCCAATGTTTTCAATAAACATTTTATTGATTATTTAAAACAAACCGGATGAAATAATGAAGAAGTGCGTAGTGAAATGGTAGCGTTAGTGAATAGTATTGTACTTTCTACTAAAGGTAATGTTTCACTACAAAAAAGAATGTTACAATTCTTTAAAACGGCATTGAATATATTAAATATTGAGCTTAAAAAATTGAGCCTGAATGATCGTGATGAATTGGTATCAGTAACACCGGAAGATATAACGGGTGATAGTAATATTAACGAAACTGTAAATAACGAAGTAGAAGAAGCTTGTTGTATGAATAAAAAGAATTTAACGCCCGATGGTGGCGATTTTGGTCGTGATGTTAAAACGTTACTATTTGGATTTAAAAAGGAATTGGAAACAATGAATCTTCCAAAATCAAAACAGGTATCTATTATTAGAAAAACGTTTGATTTGGATAATATGCCCAAAGATGATAAGAAGTTGTTATTAGATAAATTACAACAAAAAGTTGAAGCGGCTACTGATTATATTAAATCGACAACAAAGCTTCAATTAAATGAAGAAGAAGAGAACGAAGGTGGTAAAGAAAAAAAGAAAGATGTAGCACCAGAGCCAGAACCCGAAGAGTCAAAACCTTCAAAAAAGGAAAAACCTAAAGAGGATCCAAAGCCGGAAAAATCTGATAAAAAAGAAGAACCGGAATCTGAAGAAACTGAATATTCAGAACAGGAGAAAGATGTAAAGGTTACAAATTATAAAACATTCTTTCAAAACTATTTGGTTGATGATATTGGATACACACCGGACGGGGCAGAAAAATTTGCTGATTTCGTACTGAATCACGTACGTAAGTTTGCCGATAAAAAAGAAATGCAAAGTAAAATGGTTCGGGATTTGGATGAACTATTTAATAAAATGAAAAATTCATTTCCAGATACAACTACAGAAAACAAAGCTACCAAAAATTATGATTTGGCTATGGATAATTTATCTAAGATTTCTGTGCTATTTAATAATTGGGGTAAAAATGAATCAGAAAAATTAAAATCTTCTTTATTAGCATTGGGTAGTGTATCCGAAAAAGTACAAATTCAAAAATCAGTTCTAAATTCTATTTCCAAATTATCTAAAAAATATAAAAAACAATAATGATTAAATTGTTATTGTGATTATAATGGTTGTAGAATAAAAAAGAAGTTGACAACATAGTTTCAAATTTAAATAAGATAAATTAATATGAGTAATAATTTCAAAGTTAAAGGTGATGTAATAGCCGAGTCCAATTTATGGGTTACGGGTAATATATACTATGGTGGTGATGTAATAAATAGTAATGATGTAGATAGAGATATTTTATTATCATTTGATAAATCACAATATAAAGGAATTAAAAAAATAATTCTTAACTGGTTTGGTTTTAAACATGTCGGTTAAAGTAGAAGTTAGAAATAATAATATCACCGGAGCATTAAAGGTTTTAAGCAAAAAACTATACGATTCTGGTATTTTACAAGAGTATAATGAAAAAAGATTTTATAAAAAACCGTCCGAAAAACGCAATGAAATAAAACAATACCATAAAATGATAAATAAAATAAATAAAAATAAATAATTTTATTTATTTTTTTTATTATTTACCATACTTAATATTAAACACAAAGATTATATTAACGCTTACAATTCCTTTCCAACACAATAGCGTTACAATCACACACCAATCTTTCCTATCTATTGGGTGTACTACATAGTTTTATCACTTAAACAATTTAAGTATAAACTGATTATTTCAGTTTTTGATCCTAAACAATAATATTAAACATTAAGGATGTATCAATATGTCTAAAACAGAAAAAAATAACATTGCTCGTAAAGCTTTAATCGAAGCTAAACGACTTAAAAAAGGCTCTGAAGAGCTTATAACTCAACAAATTGTTGAATCTCTTTCTCCACAGATTAAGAATCAAATTTCTAAAATGGTTTCCGAAATGGACGATTTTGACGAAGATGACGATTATGTAGAAGAGGGTAAAGATGAAGTTGAAGATGAAACAGATTTTGAATCCGATTTCTCCGACGAGGAAGAAGGTGAAGAATATGTTGAGGAAGGTGACGATGAAGAATATGAAGAAGATTATTCTGAAGAAGAATCCGGATCCAAAGAAGAAGTAGATGATGAAGATGAAGAATTTGTCGAAGAAACAATCGATGACGCTGAAGTTGAAGACTTCATTAATCAGTTAGAATCTTACTTGAAAGAGGAAGAACAAGCTGGTGACGAAGAAGATATTGAAGCTGACGATTTAGATGTTGAAGACATTGATGAAGACGAAGATCGTGATGGTGAAGTACCAACAGACGAAGACGACGACGATGAAGATTATATCGAAGAATCAGAAGATTGGTTGGGATTGGATGATATTGATGAAGGTTCTGATGGTAAAGATTCAAAATATAAAATGAAGTATGAATCTTTGAAAAAAGATTTTAACGACATGTATAAAATTTTGAAAGAAACATCATTGGATGTTGAACGAAGTCGAATCTATCAGGAAATCGCTACTGCTAAAAAAATTACTGAATCTAAAAAATTAAGCTTAATGAAAGCATTGGATAATGCCTCTTCATCAAAAGAGCTTAAAAGAGTTCAGGAATCTTTTAACTTAGCTTGGGATAATAAGTCAACCAAAAAACGTAAGCCTGTTTCGGAATCGAAAACACGTGGTCGTAGAGGTTCTTTCTCCAAAGGTGTTAAAACATCTATGAAGAATAAGGGCAAGAAGAAAAAAATCGATGAATCTAAACATATCATAGCTCCCGATGCTGTTGCAAAACTGGCTGAATGGGCAGATATCAAATAAATTAACAATAACAAAACAATAAAACAATGAGTAATATTCGCAATTTTATTAATGAAGCGGTAGACAAACATGCTGTTGACCAAGCCAATTATCAACCACTGGTTGAAACGTGGAAACCAACTCGTTTGTTAAATGGTCTGGACAAGAAAGAAGCTACAGATCTTGCTATCCTGCTTCAAAATCAGGCTAACCGCTTGAAAACAGAAGCTTCTCGTACTTCTACTGCGGCTGGTGGTGAAGAATGGCACGATGTTGCCCTTCCCATCGTCCGTAAAGTATTCGTAGAAGGAAACGCCAAGAAATTGATATACACACAAAGTATTGACAAACCATCTGGTGTGGTTTTCTATATGGACTTTGAAGCCAACGATAATAAGCCAAGTGCAGACAATTTCTACGATAGTGGAGAATCTGTATATGGTACATTGGATCAACCTTCTGATGTTACCGGTGGTTTTTACGGTGCAGATCGTTATTCTTACTCAATGAACTACTATTCTGCTTCTGCAAACGTAGCTGAATCCGGTTCTGCGACATGGGGTGATGTTGACTTCCGTGATGGTCTTTCAGCTTCAGTTGCGGCTGGTGAATTTAAATATTTCACTATCCCAACATCTTCAGCACCTACTGCTGATGTATTAGCATTAGAAACACACGTTGCATCTGTATCAGGTGTCGATAAAGTTTACCGCTCATTCACTTCTATTGAAGATGGATATTTCAAATTCGTTCACTCCGGATCTGTTGTAGCTGATTCAGCTTCAGTAACATTACGTTATACTGAACAGCCCCGTGAGTATGATCGTGGTGACTTTGAATCTGGACAAGATGGTGTAGGACTACCTACTGAACTTAACTTAAACGTTTCGCAAAAGCACATCGTTGCGAAAACTCGTTGGTTAAAATCTAAAATGACACCTGAATTAATTCAGGATCTTAAAGCATACCAAACTCTGGATGCCCAAAAAGAAGTAACGAACATGATGTCTCAATTCTTAATGCAAGAAGAAGACATGGAAATTCTGAGCATGTTGTCAAATGCGGCTCCGGTTAAGCGTTATTGGTCAGCACAGATTGGTCGTTTCTTGAATTCTAATGATGGTTCGTTTGATGCAGATCAGCCAACTTTCACGCAATCACCTAATGAATGGTACAAAACTCTTGGAATTCGAATGAATGAATTGAGTTACGAGATTCAGAAAAGAACACTTCGTGGACGTGCGAACTGGGCTGTTGTTTCTCCTAAAATGGCATCATTGATTCAGTCCATGGAGCAATTCCGTTCAAAAGAGGACAAAGAAGGTGAATATACAGTAGGATTGGAGAACGTAGGTTCTTTGGGAAATTCTATCAAAGTTTATTCTAACCCTTATTGGAAAGAGAACGAAATCCTTATGGGATTCAAAGGAACTGACTTCCTTCAAACAGGTGCTTCATACTTGCAGTACATCCCATACATGATGACTCCACCTATCACGTCATATGTGGACGCTTCTGTACACCAATTCATCCAAACACGTAATGCGAAAATCGTTACACGTGGTGAATTCTACGGAAAAATCTTAGTTCAAGATCTGAACAGTTACTAATAGATCAACCGAAAGGTAATTAAAAAGGCGCATAATTGATTTTATGCGCCTTTTTTTATTTATTTTGTATTTATTTAATTTTTTTCGTATATTTTTTGGAATTTTCTTATAGTTAAAAGTGGAATTAATTTAATTGCAACTCGAAATATATTATAAATGTCTAACAAAATCAAGTCGCCCAATACAGTATTTACAGAAACGGACAAATCTCAAACGTTTCAGGCACCGGAAATTACAGATTTTGTTGTTATTGGTAGAACTCCTAAAGGGAGATGCTACGTACCAACTATTGTAGAAAATTACCAACAATATTCAAAATATTTTGGTGGTGTATCACGAAATGAATATACCGGAATAACAGTAAAAGAAACATTATTAGATGCAGATTCTATCGCTGTAGTATCGATTGGTGGTACTGAGGATTATGATCTGGATCATGTATTTGAAATTACACAGAGTGGTTCAACACTTGCACAATTATATTTATCAGCAGAAGGTATAGCACAAGGTATTACTTCTGCATCTTTTGGTGTTAATGACGAAGCTGGAAATTTGGATTTAAAATTCTTTTCCGGTTCAACTGAAGTAGCTGAAGTTACGGGAATCTCCTTATTTGTGGCTGATGAAGATAAATATATCGGAAATTATGATAATCCATTAGCAGAAAACAATTTATTCTATACAAAATATAAGGTAGATTTAACTGATGCTGGATTGGATGGTTCTGGTAGTGTTGGTACTACATTTTCTGATACAGATTCGGTAAATATTTACAATTTAGCGGGTTCAACTACTTATGGTAAGTATGATGAAGGTGAAACTCCATGGGTTGTATCACAAACAATTTCTAATGCGAATTATAAACTATTTAAATTTGAAACATTGGCACATGGCGATCAAGCTAATCGTGATGTAAAAATTTCAGTCATAAATGTACGTTCAGCATCAGATTTAGATATCGATGATAATGATTTTGGATTATTTGATGTATTAGTTAGAGATTATTCTGATACTGATAATGAACCAGTAGCATTAGAACAGTATAATAATTTATCACTTAATCCACAAAGCGTCAATTATATTGCTCGAAGAATTGGTGATTTGAAACGTGAATATAATACTGTATCTGGTCAGGTAGAAGAAGATGGAGTTTATGAAAACTCTTCTGAATATATTAGAGTAGTAATGGATTATACGGACAAACCAGATGTAGCAATACCATTTGGTTTTGAAGGATATAATTATGCTACAAAATTATATGATCCAAACATTGTTCCGGCTTATATTAAATTTCCTGAGTCTGGAAGTGGAAATTATAGTGGTGTAGATTTCGATACAACAACATATATTGATGATTTACATAGTGAATTACCAAAATCTACTTCTGAAGGGTTTACAACAGCCGATTCCGGATCTACATTTGTATTATCATCAAGTGTAAGTGCGGTACCGGAAGATGATAGAAAATTCACTTTTGGATTCCAAGGTGGATCGATAGGTATTAATGAAGCTACTGAAAGTTTAATAGGTGTTTCGGCATCCGTAACAAATACATTTGGTTTAGACTTTACGGATACAACATCAGATGGATATTTAGCGTATAAAAAAGCTATTGATACTGTTAGTGATAAAGAATTATTTAGATTCAAAACATTATCATTGGCTGGGCTGACTCTTAAACAACACGGTAATGTATTTACTTATGCTTTTGATATGGCAAAAAGTAGAACACGTGGTGAAATTGTAGTATTGGCAGATCCCACTGAACCGAATTCAAATGGTAAAACTAATGTTTCGGATATTGAAACTACAACTAATGGAGCATTTGATTCATCTCACGGATCCGCTATTGCACCATGGTTTTGGTATAATGATTCAGAAATTGGTAGAGTGTTGGCACCACAGGGTGCATTGATGCCAAGAACGCTTGCACACAACGATAGAATCTCAGCCCCATGGTATGCCGCTTTTGGCTTCGAACGTGGCGCACAGGGTGGATATCGACCTTACACGAGATATAACATCGGACTTCGTGATCGTTTACATGATGCACGTGTAAATTCTGTAATTCAAATTGTTGGTGAACCTTCTCCGGTTGTTATGAATAACAGAACACTACAACGTAAAGATTCTGCTTTATCATTCTTGAATGTTAGAAGATTGGTTAATGAGGCAAAAATTCAGTTCGATATAATTACCAGAAAATATTATGGTCGCCCATTTACTCCGGCTACACGTAATAACTTAGCATCTGAAATAAAAACATATCTTTCACGTGTACAATCTGAAAACGGATTAGAAACATATGAAGCTATTTTTGATGATTCTGTTCAAACACAACAGTCAACGGATCAAGCAATCATACGTGGTGTTGTATTCTTAGTACCAATTAAAGGTGTACAGGGAATCGAGATTGGATTTGTTGTCGGTAAATCAGGAACAACTTTTGAAGAAAATCGATAATAGATATAATTAATCATAAAGGAATTAATTTAAAAATATAAACAACATGTATATACAACCAGAAGGATTAACAAGGGGTACTCACCAGCTACAAACGAAACACACAAACAGGTTTCTTTTTAGTATCGACGGTGATCCTACAACTAAATTGTTAGTTAAAGAAGCGCCCCGACCATCAGTATCATTTGAAGACATCGAAATACCTCATATCAACAAATATAGATATGAAATTGGTCGTCCACGTTACGAATCATTAAACATTACAATGATGGATTATGTAACTCCATCCACAGCACAATATGTGTCGGCATGATTAGCAACACAAAGTGAAACATGGACTGGTAAAATGGGTTATTCCATTTTTTATCGCAGACGTTGCACATTAGAAGTAATGGGTGGTGTTAACGATGTCGTAGAGCGATGGGATTATTTCAACTGTCATATCGTCAGCGCTGATTTCGGAACCATGTCATGGGATTCTGAAGAACCAGTACAAATTAATCTCTCAATCCGTTATGATGATTTTATTCATAGATTTTAAATTGAGTTTTTAAATTAATTCCAATAATCATTATGGGGGAATTCATATCATTTGAATTCCCTTTTTTATTTTTTGACCATATTTAATATTAGAAACAAAGAAAATTTTATAGAGGAAATATATGAACAATATTTTAGGAAAGAAATTCGAAACGCAACGTAACATCAAATATGATACTCCAACTATTGATGAGAATCAACGAGTAAAAGAAATCCCATTGCCATCGGAAGGTAAGGTATATTCAAAAGATTCATATCTTGCTGATGGTACAATTAAGTTTCGTTATATGAAAGGTAGAGACGAAGATATGTTCTCTAATCCGGATTATGCAAAAAAGGGTACAACCCTTAATATGTTATTGAAACATTTATGTGTAGATAAAGAATTTGAACCCAATGATTTAACAGTATCGGATTGGTTATATGCGATTGTAGCTGTTCGAATAATGAATCTGGGTCAGGAAGTTATGGTCAAAGATATAATATGCCCAAAATGTGGTGAAAAAAATCCTAAACATACGTTTGAACTTTCTAATATTAAAGAGGGTGAACCAATAGAGGATCCTAAAGTTAAACATAACAATAGATATGAATTAAAACTTCCTGTAAGTGGTGAATCTATTGCCATAAAAATATTAGATGGTCATGATATGAGGAACTTTACTGATATATTAGGAAAAATGAATGATAAAACGGATAGATTATATACACTAACTACAGCATTGTCTATTATTGAAGCTCCGGTTGAAAATTCTGAACAATTAGGTGAATTATTAGACTATGTAGATAATCTACCAATTAGGGATATGAAATATATTCGTTCGACATTAAATGAGATATCAGGCGTGGTATCAGCAAATATAGACTATGAATGCCCTACATGCGAAAATGTTGTTGATTATACCGTTCCTACAGACGAAACATTTTTTTTTCCTGAACTATAAAAATTTTGAAGAACAATTATATAATTTAATGCATCATGACAATAAAACATATTATGAAATAATGATGATGCCTACCGATGTTAGAATAAATTATATAGACTTCTTAATTAATGTTGGAAAAGAAAAACAAAAACAATACGATGATATTAAAAGTAAATCATTATCATCGGAACAAACTAATACGACTAATCCAAATATAACATAACATGCCAGCCAGTGAACATTTATCGGGTTTAAACATTTCTTTGGGGGATTTACCAAATTTAATAAATAAATTTTTTGGTGAAGATGGTGATATGTCGTATGCTGAAGAAATAAATAAAAATAATAAAAGATTAGAAGAATTATCATCCAAATTTACCAGTTTTTTGAATTTGGAAAAGAAAGTATTGGATAATAATACTGAGGTTACTAAAATTGCCGAAAGAATATCAAAAAATAATTCGAAAGAATATAAAATTATAAAAGATTGGGTAAAGAAAAATAGAGCCGATGTTAATTGAAAATCCGGAGATATAAAGGATATACAAGAACAAAGAAAAGCTACCGAAGAAGCAAGAAAAGTACTTTCGGATATGGCTAAGGAGATTAAAAAATTAAATGAAACAAGATATGAATCGAAATTAAAAGAAGATATATCTACTGCTAATGAAGGAAATGAAAGAGGACTTTTTAGTAGATTAAAAGAAAAATATAATGAAAATAAACGTGTAATGTTTCGTGGATTGGCACATATAAAAGGTGTCACCGGAACTATTGCGGCTATTGCTCATCAATCAACTGTTGCATTAAATAGAATAGACGATTTTGCCGATGAAGGTTTTTTTGCTGAGGATATGTATTCTCAATTCAAAAAGACAAATAGAAGAACATTAGAAGAAACTGAATTTTTAAAAATGCAGACTTCTGGTTTGAAGCAATTTAAAACAGCAATGAATTTACAGAAGTCGTTTGGTTTAATGGCAGATTATTCTTCTGAAACATTGGGTAATATTAGTATGTATAATACTAATTTAAATATTGCCAATGATGAAGCTATGAAATATTTAGAAACCCTTCGAAGTATAACTGGTGAGTCCATAGATCATAATAATGTATTATTACAACAATTAGTAATGGTATCTAAAGATTTAGGTATTTCTTATACCAAATTATTAGATACTTTGGGTGAGAATTCTGAATTTTTTGCTAAATATTCCGGTCAAGGTTTAAAAAATACATTACGTGCTGTTACTGCATCACAACAATTAGGATTAAATTTTGCATCAATAGCCCAATCACTGGATAGTTTAAGTAGTTTAGATGATGTATTACAACGTCAAATGAAAGCTTCTATATTTTTGGGTAAAGGGTTTAATTTAATGGAAGCGGCTCGTTTTCAATTTGCCGGACAGACTGATAAAGCTATGCGTTCAATAATGGGACAATTGGGATCTATTAGTGATACTAAGTTTGATCAACCCTTTATGCGTAATATATTGGCAGAACAAACGGGCTTATCGGTTCCCGAAATTGTAAAAATGCGTCAAAGAGCGCAAGATCCGGATGCTATGAGAACGTTTGATCAAAGATTAAAAATGAATCAAAACCTCGAAGATATTAAAAATGGTATTAATAAAATTGGTTTTGGTAGAATACTTAAATCTTTTAATATTAATATTTTAGAACCTATACAAAAAATGTTTGGCGAGGGGGCACCACTCATGAAACCATTAATTGGTATGGTTGATGGTATATTAATGGGTATAGGAACATTAATAAAGGTAGTAAATAAAACATTAGGTCTATTTCATAATTGGTTTGGTGAATTTGGTACAACATTGATATTATTGGGTTCATCGGTTGCTGGTATTGGAAAATTGTTAAGTAGATTTTGATTTGCAGATGTAGAACGAAATCAATTGTTGCGAGAAATAACATCCATGATGGCATCATCTTTGGTTACTGATACGTTTGGGGGTAATGGTGGTAGTAGATTAAAAAGATTTAATGCATGGGGAATGGGTAGACCGAGAGGAACAAATAAATTGGGTAATAAAAAAATGGCACGGGCAAGTGGTTATGGAATGTTGGCGGGAATGGCGGGAATGGCGGCTGGTGCTCACATGTCAACTTCAGATAATGAGGATACTCAATTTTGAGGTTCGGTACTCTCTGGTGCTGGTGCTGGTGCTTCATTTGGTTCCATGTTTACACCATGGGGAGCATTAATCGGTGGTATTGGTGGTGGTATAGCGGGTGGATTGGCACATGCTAAAATGAAAGATGGTGGTATTATTCCCGAAGGATTTAAAAATGATACGTTTAGAGCGAACTTATCTTCTAATGAAGCTGTTATACCATTAGATTCGGATAGGGGTAAAAACATTTTAACAGATTTCATTGGAAATTTAAAGAATAAAGATGAAAAGAATAAAATTATATCTCCATTTAATATTAATGATTTACCAATAAAAAATGAAATTACATTTGATTCAAAAAATA